ACCGCATGGCCATTCAGGTATCAGGTCATAAGCCTTACGAGCTGGTGCATGATAATCAGGGAGGCCACAAGAAACTGCAGAACAGCCATTTCTTTGATAAGATTGTCGGCCATGTTCATAGAACCACGGCTCCATACAGCGGACAATCCAAAACGATAGAGAGTGTTTTCGGACGTTTTCAGGCCGAGGTTCTGCATAAGGATTGGAGGTTCACCGGCCAAAATATTACCGCTAAGAAAGACACGAGCCGCCCGAACTTGGAGCGTATCGAGGCGAACAAGGATAAACTTTACACTCTGACCGAACTGAAAGCGGCATACGCCGCCGCCCGGAAAGAATGGAACGAAAGCAGACATTTTGCTACCGGATCGAGCCGTATGGAAATGTACAAAAATAGCGTGAACCCTGATACCCCGGCGGTGGGTGTTCTCGACATGATCGAGATGTTTTGGGTGATGACTGATAAGCCCTCCACTTATACCGACAACGGCTTGAAAATAACCATTAAGAAACGTGAGTTCACATACGAGGTTTACGAGGCTCCGGGTGTTCCCGATCACGAATTCCTCAGAAGCAACAGGGGGCAAAAGTTCTACACCATGTATGATCCTTATGACCATACCTCGGTACGGCTCTACAAGAAAGATAAGGCAGGAGAGCTGAGATTTGTACGGACTGCAGAGCCTTATATCGTTATCCACCGTAACATTCAGGAGCAGACCGAGGGTGAAATGTCCTTTATCCGCCGGAATATCGAGGCTAACACGGAGGATCGCATCGAGCGTCAGGTGGGAGCCCGGATCATCGAGCAGGCGCACGGCGTGAGCATGGAACAACAGGGACTCAAACGTCCGAAACTGAAAGGTGTAAAGAGCGAAACGGAGCGTGAGATTGAACGCCGTGTCCGCCGGTACAGTCAGGATCCGGAGCAGCTCTCCGCCGGTAAGGTGACAAAACTGATAAGCAACATCACGTTTGACCAGCTGAATGGTGACATCCGCCTGAATGAAAAGAAAGTAGCAGGAAAATTATAATTCTAAGTAAAATGAACAGTACAATGACACAGCAAGAGAAAGACAATATCCGTGATGTTCTCCGGGTATATGCAGCGAAGTATTCCAGCCAAAAAAAGGCTGCGGCGAGTTTGAACGGCGTGTCTGCCGGTACACTGAGTGCCGTGATTAACGGCAAGTACGAGAATATCAGCGATGATATGTTCCGTAATATCATCGCTCAGATTACTCCGGCAGCCGCAGCTACCGGTTGGCAGCTGGTGGAAACGAACTCCTTTCAGGAAATATGGTATGCCCTGAGCGATGCGCAGGAGTTTAAAAAAGTCCGCTGGATCGTGGGTGGTGCGGGATGCGGCAAAACAACGACAGCCACCATGTACGCACAAAAAAATCATGAGGTGTTCGTTATACTTTGTGATGAGGATATGCGGAAAGGTGATTTTGTCCGGGAGATCGCTCGTAAACTCGGTTTCAAGACTTGCGGGATGCGTATCCGTGAAATATTGGACTTGGCCATCGAGAGCATCATACAGATGGAAAATCCTCTTTTAGTGTTCGATGAGGGTGACAAGTTGAATGATAACGTGTTCCACTACTTTATCAACCTGTATAACCGGCTGGAGGGTAAATGCGGGATTACTTTCTTATCCACCGATTACATCCAGCATCGTATCGATTGCGGTTTGAACCATAACCGGAAAGGGTATAACGAAATTTATTCCCGTATCGGGCGTAAGTTCTTTGAGCTGGAGCCAACCTCCTGCAATGATGTGTTTGCCATTTGTCAAGCCAACGGCCTGACGGACAAGAAACAGATCGCAAAGGTGATCGATTTGACGGAGAAATCGGAGTTTGATTTGCGATGCGTGAAAGATGCCATTCACCGGGAGAAAAAGGTGGCGGCAGCGAAATAGTATAAAAACCAGTTCAAATGCCGGTTGAACGGCGTTTGAACGTAATTCAAAAAGTATATGAAACAAATTGTTTTACCACTCGCAAGCCGGTTCCCTGTAGGCCATTTGAAAAAAGGCCAGCTTACCGGCTTTCCTGAGAAAGTGATTAAAGGAACCAAGATCCACACGTTCCGTGAGGATCCGGGCAAATGGTCGTACAACGTGGAGCTTGTCAACTCCCATAATGCGGAGCTATCTATCCGCCGGTGGATTGGCCGTCCTTATCACACTCCGCAGCTGGAGGTGAAAAGATTGAAAAAAATCGGTATCCAGCAGGTGCAGATGACATGGAACTCCGATATCGAGCAGCCGACCGTTTTCATCGACGGGAAACAGATCCTGAACGTGGAGCGGCTGGCAGCCAATGATGGGATGACTCTCGATGATTTCGTGAGCTGGTTCTTTAAGACCTCCAACACTTTCGATGGTGTGATTATTCATTTTACAGATTTCAGATATTGATTTATGGCACGGGCATTATCGGTAACAGAGGCAGTAAGCATGAAGAAAGAAACGCTCAAGCTGACAGGCGCATGGGCGGAGGCTTTCGGAGAGCCTGAACGGATCGGCGTTTGGTTTATTTGGGGCAATAGTGGTAACGGGAAAAGTAGCTTTGTCATGCAGCTTTGTAAAGAGCTGGCAAAGTTCGGGCGGGTGGCTTATGACAGCCTCGAAGAGGGTGCGAGCCTCACCATGCAGAACACGCTCCGCCGTTTCAACATGGCC